GGATGTTTATCTTCGTTGGAAGAAGAGACAGGACTCTATATCTTATACATTCCAGGAAGACCTAAAGAAGTTATCAAATGATATAGACGAATCGCTAAGGGTGGTCAGTGGCCAGCATCCTAAACTACTAAAACTTCTCATTGGGAATACTATTTATCCAGAAACTGTAATCTTGCTAAATTCCCAATTGAACTTCTTCCCTTATTGGGAAAAGGAGATTCTGGACCCAGCAGTATGGCCAGTTGAACATAACAAGCTCGTAAAGTACAAACCATTCGTTAGGTTTGACAAACAAAAAACTAAGAAAATAACTGTTGACTATTTTGAGTTGTAGTGGTAAGATAAATAGTGTATATTATGATTGTTTGTGAATACGTTCTATACACTAATATATTTAATACGGAGAATACATATGGCAAGTTCATTTAATCAATTGAAGCAAGGTCGTAAGAGCGACTTCGATAAGCTAGCAAAGGCTGTTGAGAAGCTCAACGAGAAGCAGGGTGGCAGTAACGAGGACAATCGTTTCTGGCAGCCTGGAGTAGACCAAGCTGGTAACGGTTTCGCCGTTATTCGTTTCCTCCCAGCACCTGCTGGTGAAGACAATCCTTTCGTACGAGTCTTTTCACATGGCTTTAAGGGTCCAGGTGGCTGGTTCATTGAGAACTGCCCAACTACTCTTAATGAGAAGTGTCCTGCTTGTGAAGAGAACACTAAGCTTTGGAACAGTGGCGTCGATTCCAATAAGAAGATTGTTTCTGAGCGTAAGCGAAAGCTAAATTTCATTTCTAATATCTACGTTGTTCGTGATCCAGCCAATCCTTCTAACGAAGGTAAGGTATTCTTATACAAGTATGGCAAGAAGATCTATGACAAAATCAACAACGCAATGTATCCTGAGTTTGAGGATGAGAAGGCAGTCAATCCCTTTGATATGTGGGAAGGTGCTGACTTCAAGTTGAAGATTCGTAAGGTCGAAGGCTACCGCAACTACGATAAGTCTGAGTTCGATAGTCCAGCTGCACTACTTGATGATGATGGTAAGCTCGAGAAGATTTGGCAGAGCGAGCATTCGCTTGCCAGCTTTACTGATAAGAAGGAGTTTAAGGCCTACGCTGATCTCTCCAACCGTTTGGCTAAGTCCCTTGGTCAGTCGGCTCCAATGTCTCGTGCTATTGAAGAAGAAGCAGAGGAAGAGGATGCTCCTGTCTACCGTCCTAAGGCGGCTCCTGCCAAGCAGGAAAAGGAAGCATGGAATTCTGATGATGAGGCATTCACGCCTTCTGATTCGGAAGATGATCTTCCAAACTTCTTTAAGAAGTTAGCTGAAGAATAAACGTCACTTATAAGCACGGAGTGCGTTCCATAGTGATGTTTTGGGGGCCAGGAAACTGGCCCCCTTTTTTATTTTAGAATGCTGCTGATTTTTGTTGTGGGGCGCTAACTCTACCACCAAAGATGCCATAGGCACTTAAAGGTGCATTAACTGTCTGAGACTGAGGTGCATTGACTACTGAGGATTGTGGAGCAACAATATTTGTCTGGCCACCACCAGTACCACCACCACTTTGAGCAGCAGCAACTTTTTGTGAGTCAGCATTCATTGCTGTACCTTGTGGTGCTGTTGGTACTGCTCGAACAGGCTTACCTTCAGCAACAGCTCGTCTTTGTTCTGGTGTCATCTGAGCAGCAGTATCTGCTTGCTTATTCTGACTCTGCATGTTTTGTAATCTTGCACGAGCAGATGAAGCACCAGACTTGTTACCAGACTTCTCCATCTGAGCAACTAATTGTTCTTGTTTTTGTATGTCCTGTTGGCTATATGGTTTTGCAGCAGCCTGGACAGGGGCAGCAGCTTGGCCTGGAGCAGCTACTGGCTTACCGGCAGCTGGTGGCTGGCCTGGAGCAGCACCTGACTTACCTGGTGCCTGAGCACCACCAGGAGCTGGCTTATTCATTACCTCTGCAATCTTAGCAAGAGCTGTTAATGAATCACCTGTCTTCTCAAAGCCTTTAGCTGATTCAGCAATCTTCTTTAGACCAGCTGATAGTTTATCAACATTCTTCATAAAGTCATTTGAGACCTTGAAGTTTGAGAGCTTACCTAGTGCCTCAATTGTAGATGGTAGTTGGTTCAGATCACCAGCCACTTCACCTAGTTTTGTTAGTTTTGTAAAGATGTCTTCCTTACCAAAACTTAGAATACCTGATACAAAGTTGCCTAATGCCTGGATTACTTGACCACCGCCCAATACTGCCAATGCTGCACCAACAGCAGTAATGCCTGCGGCAGCTGATAATAGTTTTGTGCCATCTATCGATGCTAATGTTTGGACAAACTGTGTAATTGCTGGTAGACCTGCTGCCACAACTTGGATGGCAGCACCAAAGCCAGCTAGTGCGGCACTCATTACTGTAAGAGATACAGCACCTAGAGCAATACCTGGAAGTAGTGGTCCAAGAAGTAATAATGCACCAGCAAGACCAGCAATGCCAACAGCGGCAACTGCTAATGCCTTCCAATCTACTTCTGCAAATTGTTGGAATGCCTTACCAGCTAAGAATAATGCACCTGACATAATAGTAAGAGCGGCAGCACCCTTGATCATACTCATTGTGCCCTTATCAAGCAGTTTCATTACAACTATTAGGCCTGTAATACCAACTAGACCTTTAGCTACTGCTTCCCACTTAACATCACCAAACTCTTTAAATGCTTTGGCTGCTATAAACAATGCGCCAGATACGACTACGAGCGCAGCAGCACCCTTTAGGACAGCTCCCTTACCAAAGCTTTCAATACCCTTGGCAATGTTTTGTAATAAATTTTTAATACCTTGGGATACTTTTGTTATAAAGTCTTTTATCCCACCAGCAAGTTTTCCTAGGACCTTAGCAATGGTGTCGGCAATACCAACAAACAAGTCCTTAATTGACTTGCCAACTTTCTGAGCACCCTTTAGGAAGTTATCTAATCCAGATGGAGCTGGCTTACCAGGCTTACCTGGTTTCATATCTGGTGTTCCAGGAGCACCAGGAGGAGCGCCAGGCGCTTTACCGGGAGCACCAGGGACTTGAGGAGGAGCTCCTGGAGGTGCAGCTGGTTTACTGAACAGCTTCTTGAATCCAGATACAACTAACTCATTTACTTTCTTTCTGAAGCCTGATAGTGCAAGATAGAGAGCAGCAAAGATTGTGATTACCTTACCTATAGTGGATTCAAATCCACCAAGCGCTTTGGATAGGCCAACAACAAAACCAAAGACAAGGGGTATTAATATCTTTTCAAATATCTCACCCAATCTTTCTAGGAATGTTTTTTTCTTTTCTTCTTTTTTAGGCTCGCCAACTTTTTGCTTTTGTTTTTCTCTTTCTGCCTCTATCTGCGCACCTTCATCAACTTTAGGCTTTGAAGCCTCTATAGCATCTCTAACTTCTTTCATTGAAGTTACTTGAGCTTCGAGTTTACCAGCAATGTTGTAGATGTTATCAGCTATTTGAACAACAAATGGAAACATCTTATCCACTGTAGAATCAGTGGTCATCTTTTCAATAGTAGGAACAAGTTTATCAGACAATATCGCCCCAAGACCATCCATCTTCTGGATAATCATTTGCTGGTTCTTTTCTATCTGTGTGTTATCTAATTTTGGTAGGGCCATTATACGTCTTTGTAACCTTCTTTCCTTAATCGTTCTTTTTCTTTCTCCAAATAATCAATTAACATGGCAACATAAATGTCACGTTCAAATGGCAAAAGGTCCTCCACATCACTAATAGAATATTTATGATGTTGGCATAATGCAAATACTGTTTGGTAGTAATTGGCTAGGTTATTATACCCAGCCAATACTAGAAAAAATTCTCGAGGCCCTCTATTTTGAGATCCTTAACAACCTTTTCTTTTGTAACATACTTTGCATTATAAACAAGCTTAGGCATTGCTTCAAAAAACTTCTGAATCTCTTCTACCTGGTTCTTGTTTAGAGATAAAATGAAATCATCAAGTTCTTGTTTAGTGTAATTAGCAGTATCGTGTACTTCTTCACCTTCATATATCTGGTCTACACAACCTCTTAGGATAGCTAGAGTAGTATCTACTTCTGAACCATCTTCTACTTTGGTTAAGGTCTTAAATGTAGGATACTTTAGAATTACACCAATTGCATCAGTGAGCTTGACATTGTTTGAAACACCATCCTTCTTTTCAACAACAATTTTGTCAAGGTTAATTTCAACTTCATACATCTCACCATCATCTACATCTTTAACTTGGATCTTAGAAATGTTTGAAACAGACTTAGCTCTTAGGCATACAAAGAAGTATTCAAGATCAATAGCAGCCATTGCATCCACATCTACTTGGTCAATTGCGCAGTTATTGATTAGCTGCTTATAAACATTAATAATATCTTTTCTTTCAGCAGACTCTTGAGCCATTAGGAGAAGCTTTTCTTCTCTTACCGTGAATGGCCTATAATGTACTACCTTATTATTTGACGGTAATGTTAGTTGAAAGATTGGCTGGCTAATTTTTGGTAATGGCATAATGCACCTCAATTGTTAAATTATAAACCTGGGATTTTACCCTTCACTGCACCTTTAAGGTCCTGTATCAGACCCTTCTTTAGCGAAGTGTTTAATTGTTTTAGAGAACCCAATGTACCCTTTATTTCGTTAGCAGTATTTAGAATGTTGATACCAGCCTGAACAAATTCATTACTCATTGTTGCCTTTCTGACATCATTGACCTTAGAGACAGACTCGGTACGAACCTTCATTGCACCATCTCTCAGGCTTCTTGCAAAGTCGTTAACAGCTTGAAGTCTTGGGTTTGTAAATGCCTTACCCGATTGCCTTGAAGTTGTCTGTGGTGGCTGTTGGGAGAGTGTCGGTGGTACTGGTACTGGTCTTGCGGGGGCCGCCCCAACATCTGGAGGAACTGGAACTTGTGGAATATTGATACTTCTTTTGCCTGGTAAGTTGACAACTGTTCTCTCAAATGATCTATATGAGAACGTCACATTGAATTGTAGTATTTCATTACCGGCTTGCCAACTTAAACTTGGCTCAGAAATATTAATTGGATAGGCATCAAACAATGTATATATTGCTAGTGCGGCATCCTGGGGTGAACTTGGGTCACCACCTGGTTTATCATTAAATAGCATGATATCAATTTTTGTTGAGTACCAGCTTCTATAGGCAACCTGATTACTGAATGCTCCTGATCTTACTTCCTGCTGATCATGGCTTAGGTTAACAATGTTTCTTAGCCATTCGTAAAAGTAATTGATTGAGATACCATCAGCATCGACATAAAAAGTCATTGTGATGTCTGTTGTTGCAATATCATATGGCATCTTAACAATCGGACCAGCACCATAAATTCTGGCTTCTTGGGTAAGAATTTGCATGCCAGGAAGTGACGTGGCTGATGTTAGGTAGGCTAAGTTGTAATCATACTCTGTATTAAGAGCCCAGATTGGGGGTAGAATATAAACTAAGAAGTTTGATGGCTTAACAAAACCACCACTAGTTTCTGATTTAAATTTTTCTATGTTGAATGCCATTAAAACATCTCTTTTGAATCTTGCCAGACATCTCTCTTGTTAGCACCCCTAAACTGCTCTGATGGAACAAATAATGCTAGGTTCCATTCTTTAGGGTCAATATAAAGCAGCTGCGATGATAAATGTGGTGTCAAATAATGTTTCACACAAGGCCTAAACCATCTATATTTAGATGCTGCACTTAGGATGTCATAATTAATTTTCAATCTTGTTGTCTCATCAAACTTAGTATCACTAATTGTATCATATAGCGAATCCATCAAAAGTGCTCTATATCTTGGAGCAAGGTAATGGATATTCAATCCGTAGAATCCACCAGCAACTCTCCTTATTGGAAACACTAATGGAAATCTATCATAATATGGTAGTTCGTATCTATATTTAGGGTTATATAAAAACATGTATAGTCTACCAATCAATGGTACTCTTCTATACCTATTTTGATCCCTAATGAACTCTCTTGGCAGTACATCTCTAGGGGAAATCTCTGTATACTTCTGTTTAAGCCAGGCCATCGACTCTGCTGAGTTATCTAACTTTATACCATCGTTTTCAGCTTCCATGAGAAGCTTTTGAAACCCGGTTACATTAGTAGTTATAGCCATTAATCTCTCGTTCAGTTAGTATCTGAAACTTCCATTTCCTCTCATCGCAAAATTCTTGACAGGCCTTCCATTTAGCATTGTTGATGCCCCAGTTCTTAACATCATGGATGTATCTTGGTGTTATTCTACTTTTCTTCTCTGGCGGCCTTGTCTGAGAGGATGGTTTAATTTCTATAACAATCCTATCAACATTGCCATTTTTATCTCGTCTTTTTACACTAAAGTCAGGAAAGTATCTGTGGTACCTACCGTCAATTGGTGATAGATATGGCACAAAGAACTCTTCACTTGACCACTCTAAAACATCAGGATGCTTATCCAAATATGCCATTAGCTTTAGTTCAAGACCTGATCTATAAATTATATTTGTTGGATCGCCTCGATACTTAGATGGGTTTGATGGTTTAAATCTGCCTTTATAAGATGCCATAAATACATTTACAAGTATTAATCCTAATATAGGTATTTATATGGCTAACCCAGGCCCTTCAAAATCAAACAATCCCAACATTGTTTTGGGAGCAGATAGGGCTGGAAGAGGCTCTGGATCACGTGGCAGAGGCAGCGATGCCCTCTTACATTTCCCAGCTGCTCCAGAGAAGCTAGGAATGGGAATGTTGTTTGCTTTTAAGAAATTCAATTACGGTGGACCTGGCGGAAAGTCTACAATTGCAACAGATGTCACCCAAGCCCATATTGCCTTACCGTTGCCAGAAAACTTAGTTGATAGTATCGGCATCAACTATGAAAC